CACACTATTGTTTATAGGTGCTTGAGCCAAATTTTCAAGAACTGGAACTGAAAGTTCAACTACATACGCAACATGCAGTTCTCCAACAACATTGTTGGCAGTTTGACCATCTGTTGCAAGAAACAAATTCCCTGCATCATAAGTCTTTATGTCAGACGTACCTGGTAATCCACCAGGACGGACAAATTTAGCATCAGAATTCTTATGAAGTTCACTAATGTTTAAAGGCAAAACAATAGTTTCATAAGGCATTCCATCAGCATGGGGATCTGTATCCTCCATCTGTTGCTTTGAACCTGGAGGCGCATCACTAGCATCATAATCAGCTGATAAAATAACTTTACCAGTGTTAGTGTTAGCAGTGAATTGAGTAACCTCAGGTTTGAAAATAAAAACCAATTCTCTGAAACAATATTTCTCATATTGTTTTGCAATACCGGACAGCCAAGGAAAAGTACTAGCCTGACCAGGATTAATTGGAAGAGTATAAGCAACATTAAAATTTGGTTGATTGGCTACTGTAACTTCACCAATATACTCTTTTTCTGCAACAATAACGCGTTTCTTACTTGCTGCACCACCAAAACCAGTACCATAAGAATTACCAACTGGCATTCTAAGATTTTTTGCAGTACCTTTTTGACCACGACGTACATTGAAACCCCTAACCATAGGGACGTAATTCTTCTTATTACGTTTACGACGCTTAGCAACAGGTTGATTTTGTGGTTGTTTCGTAGGCTTACGCTTACGTTGACGATTGTTTCCGTTGTTTTGTTGTTTATTACCTTTTATCATAGTATAAAGTCTTTGTTAACCTACAAGAGAAAGTTTAAAATACTAAAGTATTTTAAAATGGGCTGATTTATTAAGCCTGCACCCAAATTTCTTGGCACAGGCAAATCAATTAAGCCTTCACCCAAACAACGATCAAATTTTCAGAATATGTTTTTCATTCATATCTTACTAATTTTTCCCTCAGACTAAGTATTTACACAATAGTAAGGAGTTCAGTTTACCGACTTGAACTGGTCACGATGGATAAGATTAATGAAATTCAAAATCGCAATTGTAATTAGTATACAATTGGGTAAAAGAAATAAACTGAGCTCTAAACTCAGTATCTAAATGATATTTCTGACTTAATTTCATCATCTTATAAAGGATTTTGTTGTACACAAAACGTGTAGACAAAGTATGTAAGAGACCTCCTAATCTTTGCATTTCAGCCACTGGCGAAAAGCTCTGAGATCTTTTCTTCCTTGAGTTCAAAACTGACAAAACTTTCTTTTCATCATGATGAACATAAGGGTAAAACTTACAAGAACAAAAATCCATTTCAGACCACTTAGATGGCCTGCCACTCCACTCTATAGTTGCGTGTTGTGAAGACAAATCAAGATCACCAAAGTCACTAGAACTAATATAATCATCACCATTAATAATGGTTGAATTATGTTGAAAATATTGGGTATAATCTCTACTTTTTGAATAGCTTTTCACAGCCATATAAAGTCTCCACATTATATTTATTACTACAGTAAGATAATCTCCACTACCGAGTCCAATCGGAACTAAATATAATAAGCCATTAACAGAAATCACTTTATCAATTGAGTTTGTACGAATAGTTTCAAACATATTCGACTCTTCCTCTGAAAAATTATAAAGCTTTCTTAACTGGCCAAACACTAAATGCATAAACTCAGGACTAACAGAAGAATCCTGCCCACTAGTGTCAGAACAATACAAATACTCTCTCTTCGATAATTCATATTTATATGTTGCGAGGGCACCATTTTGCATGGCATCACCTACAGCTGACACAGTCTTGTTGACACAAAATCTGTTTTCATAAAATTGACGTAAAAAGTCAGAGAAAACAATAGAACTTAAATAAGTATGTTCAACAGGGAAAGAAGTAAATAAACGAGGGGTTTTTCCATCAACTCGTAATTCATCTTTCTGGGCCGCGTTAACAATCACACGCGGAGTACTATGAGTGGACATCTCAACATATGAATCAAGATAATTTTGCAAGTCTAAATCTTTTCTAGATATTAGACCAACCTTCTTAGCTGCAAAGCCAAGAGAGGCATTCTTGTTCAATGATTGAAATGCGTATTCATTGGTCACAAAGGCACAACTAGGAATACGATCAAGAAAGTAGTTAATACAGAACTTTGCAATATCTGTGTCAACTGGTACACAATCATGATCATATTTAGCCAAACGATCAAGCAACTCTTCATAATCACCTAATTCAGCAATATGATATCCATCACCAGTTTGAGAATGTAAAATTAAGTCCTCTTTTTCTAGAGGCAACGACAAATCAGGTATAAACTGACTTCTCGAAGACATTTTCTTACGGATTAAAAATCCTAACAAACTCAAGTGGTGGAATATTCTAGGTTCCGACCCCATAAGTTTTTTATAGGTGATGTTTGGAAATAAAGAGTTGTTTATTAAAAAGCAGATAACTGCTTCAAAACAAATGGAGTAAATGGAATTCCGAGTCCAACTCGTACTGAAGAGGTTTTATCCTTGGTATTCTTCTTAACACCACAATGTAAACCTACCATTACAAATTTGTCACTATCTATGACAAAAGCTCCACAGTCACCATATGATGAATCAACATCATATTGTAATGCTTTATACTTATCATCATCAAAAGTATAAAACGATGACACTTGATCATTTGATCGGGATTGCACCTTTCCTCTAAATTCTTTAGAGGGAACAGCTCTAGCTATATTCACATAAGTGACCTCTTTCTCAAGATCATAAGCGAAAATAGTATCTATCAAGCCTGGTTCAGCAACCTCAAATCTCTTCTTTAATGAGACTTTTCCGACCCCTTTTGCAACACAATGTGTTAATTCCCTAAAATCACCATGACCAGTAACGATTAAGGCTTTCTTAGAAATTAACGTGCCATATCCTATAAGATTATCACCTTTATAGACTTGCAACACATTTCCAGCTAAAGAAACAGGCAACTTAGCATGACGCTCAACAATTCCCTTATTAGCATACTCAGCTCGATTTTGATGGTATTTAGGTATATTCCCTGTCACTTTAAGAGAAACAGGTTCCCTAACATAATTTCCATCCAAGAGTTCAACTCTATCTCTATTGCATTTAAGACAATAAGCAAATGGTTTATTTATACGAGTATTAATACCAACTGGGGAAGAACATTTTTTACACGTTCCCTTCACATCATTTTTTTCAACCTTTTTAACTGGTTTTTTTACCTCAACAGGTTTCTTAACCTCATTAATCTTCAAATCTTTCTTGTTAACCTTCTCACTTTTAAATTTCTTAAAGCAATCAGGACAGTGTCTGAAGACTTTTGAAGTCAAGAATTCTTTATTGCAAGTAGCACAAATTCTCTTTGGTCTAAGAGAAGCACGAGGATTATTTTCAGCAGCAGCATGTTCTTCAAAATCTCCATAATCAAGTGGAGCTGTGAAATCAATATCTTCAACATCAACTACATCCCAAGCACGATTCGACTTTGGTTTAAAATTGACGGAACGATCTAATCTGCGTTGCTCACGTTCAGCATAAAATCTACGTGTTTCTTCTTCACGTTCTGCACGTTCTTCCTCCTCTTGATAACGAGCATCTTCCATTTCACGGCGTGCTTCATCATCATCATACATTCTGAGATTTTCCTCTTCAAAACGATCTAGCTCCTCTGCATCTTTTTTATCAACCTCATCATTATAAAAGTGAACGATTTTCTTTCCACCTTTTCCACGACGAGCTGAAGAATGGCGCTCTATTGCTTCCTTATAACCATAAGTACGCAATAAGGCAGTGTACTTGGGACGTTCCGAAACTTTCAAACTATTATAATAGTTTCGTGGTTTGCCAATTGAGGCATAAGCTGCAAAATTAATAGCGACCATCAAAGATCCAGCTAAAATTGCAAAACCAGTACCACCAAGTAGTGCTTTTGTTAGCACACCAAAGATATCACTTGTATCATTCTTGTCTTGTTTAATAAATGTCATCCATTTCTCACGAAGAACAAGTGCTCCAAATACAAGCAATGAAGGGTTATCACCAAGTACACCTATAACTCCCTCAAGCGGAAACACACTACCAATATCCTGCTCAGTTTCAAGTGCTTTATCAAGATAATAAGCCTGAGCATGATAATACAACTGTCTCCACTTCCAACAAACAAACACTGCACCTAAAACAGCTCCAACTTCAGTAGGATGTTCAACACAGTATTCACGAAGATCATCAAGTTTTGAGAAAACTATATCTACAATTTCTGAGATACGAGCTCCTCCAGGTATTTTTGTTTTCAAACCCTGTGCAACTTTCTTCACACCTTTACCAGCAAAGCCAACGACACGAAAAAAAGCATCGATTGAGTACTTGGCTACAGCTTCACTAATAATTGAAGGTAGGCTCTTTGTTACGCTTTCATCAAGTTGTTTATACAAAGCATCATCATCTTCTTCATCATCAATGAAAAAAACAATATCACCACATGCAGAAGCAATTAAATGTGATGCAACAAAGTTTGTTTTAGTATCCTTTGTAGGATTCTCCTTAAAACATGCTTTAACATAAATGGTTTCAGGACATTTACAAACTTTCATCAAATTATGACAACAAGTACAACCATTAAGTCCCTCAATGTGTGGCATTTGACATACAAGAATGTCTTCATCAGTAGTAGATCCACCTTTTATCACAAAGTTAAATTTTCTCTCACTGACAACATTCACATCAAACATAGGAGTAAATGTCGCAACTCCAGACCCATAGTTTGTGAATGAATCACCAAATATCACAGGTGATCCTATACAAGAACTAGGTTTAGTCTCAGGAACGAAATTAGCACGCACAACATCACTAACATTCTTTAAATTTCTAGAATGAACAGTGGTATCAATCTTCAAAATGTACTTGCTAAAGGAAATATCAACTTTACATCCATGAACTGATGCAAAGGATCCAAGAGGCAATGTAGCTGCAATACGCTCGAAATCACTTAAAGATTTAGGATTCACAGTAAGCAATATTTTTGCTGTAGCTTTTGACAAAGCATACATAGACTTTGGGTTTTTCTCGCCCAAAAGTTTTGTAACTCTCTTCTCAAAAGAAGCATCTCTATTGCTATCTGCAAAAACCTTCAATTCAGTTGAACTTGAGCAAATATTATTAGGACTAACAGTAACTTCCTCCTTTCCCTTCTCACTATCTTCCAAGAAGATAGTCTTATTATCGTTTTG